CTTTGGCCTCTGCTGCAATTGGTATTCTAAGCCCGTAATATTCTCCTGCTCTAACTGCTGCGTATTCAAGTGTGTACTTAAGTTCATCTATATCTTTGGGTGTTATTTCGTACTGCAGCTCGTCGTGTATAAAAGCTAATTGTTGAGCTGGTACTTGTTGTTTTTTAATTTGATAGTCTGCAATGACCATCCATCGCTTAGCTATTACACCAGCAGATGATTGAAGTAAGTAGTTCAAAGCTTTATGTTGACTATCTACTTTTATTTCCCTACCATCGACCGCCTTGATAGCACCACTTGACGCTTTAGTTTTAATACGTTCGAGCAGTATTGCAAGGCCCGGTATGGCATCGACAAAAGCCTCCCTAATCTCCTTACCCTTCTTTCGTGCCTTGTCCTTGGAAAGGCGTTGTGAGTATGAATACCCAATTTTAATATCTCCTGCGCCATAAAGGAACGCATAAGTGACAGTTTTAACTAGCCTTCTAGATATTCCTATCTTGTCAGCATTTACTTGGTGTATATCTCCATTCAACAAGATGTCTGCATAGCGACCTTTATCATAAGGTGCTAAATAGTGGGCTAACATTCGTAATTCAATGCCAGCTAAGTCAGCTCCAACCATGACTAATCCAGGTGAAGCTGTGAATAGCTTCCTGAATCTTTCATCACTAGGAACTTGAGCAAGGTTAGGGTTTCTGTGTGCGCAACGATGAGTGTTAGTTGCTACTGAACAATGATGATGAATCTTAGAGTTCGTAACAAGCTTCAGCCAGGCGTTGTTCCCTTCGGAAAGCATCCCTAGCTTTTTGGTCAAGTCCAAGCACTTGTAAAACATCATCGATATCTCCGTCCCAATCTCCTTTAAAATCACTTCGTCTATCACTGGCTTTCCTGTGGATGTCGTTGATGACGGAGTCCAGCCACAATGTGTTTTTAGTATCCATGCAATATGATCCCTTGATGTAGGGTTTAGTTCTTTTAGTTTGGTAAATGGGGCTCCTTGAACATAACCTTGTGTTCGGTTATTTCTTTTAGGAGTGAATTCCGATGCTTTGACTTGAGGGAACCTTTCTCGTAGTATTTTACAAGTCTCTTCATACTCTTTTTGGAGAGTCGATGTAAGCTCCCATGCAGCTCTTTCATTAAATGTCCATCCATTTTCCTCCTGTGTGTTTAGTATTTTCGCTACCTGATGTTCAAATCTGACCCAGTCAGGTAAGGGCGGAAGTGGTCGCATAGTTTTGTTGTAACTTTTACATCTTGGATACAATAATCTTCCATCTCTTGACTCCATTCTTTCCAGTCAGTAGTCTTTGAAAAGTCTCCTTTGTACTCACCTAATCTGTATCCATAACTTTCAAGTGAGTGCCTGCCATATAGTTGACCAGGCATATGATCATACTTCTTTTTAAAATCACTACTCATCTGATCGGAGTGATAGAGTCGTGATAAAAGTAAAGTATCAACAATGTTATCAGGAGGATTAAACCAGCTATAGATCCTGTTAATAGCAGGTAGATCGAAGTATATAATATTGTGACCTGCAATAGTGTCAGCATCCACAAGGCGGTTGATTCCTGTGTGAATAGGTTCTGAAAGCGTCTGGTCGTTGTATGAATTAATCTCGTCAGTTTCTGTATCATAAATAGCTAGGCAGTGGATGGTTGTGAGTTCTTTTAATAGACCGTCAGTCTCTAAGTCAAAAATAAGCATCACCTACCAGTCCAAACGTAGGTCTTATCTATAAACTGTGCCTTTGTTATTGCTTCAGGTGTTGGTGGTCTAGGTGGTACTGGTGTTGTCCATTTATTCAAAGGTCGGTACATAACACATTTACTGTTACACCCACCTCCACAACAACTTTTAGAAGTCGTTTGTTGCGTCGAATTCTTTTTCAACTTCATGTTCTTTAAATTTACAAGTGGTTAAGTCGAAGCTCAATCTGCAAGCGATGCCAGTTTCCCCGCTATGGCGATTTTTAAGGACTCGCACTGTTGTAAGACTTGATTTAACATCGGCCTGCTGATCTCGTTCGAGTGCGATAACGCCGTCAGAGAGTTGACCAATTGCTGCGCTTCCCCTGAGTTGACCCAAAGTGACGCGAGATCCTTCTGTGTGGTCTTGGTCATTGTTTGTTTTCCTTAAATGTGAAACTAAAAAGAGTGCTATCCCTGTACGTTCAACTAAACTTCTTAGTTTTGTCATTGTTTGATCTAACATCCTTCTTTCATCTCCATCAAGTCCTGATAGAAGTATTGAAAGGTGATCTAAAAATACAACTTTAGTATCTAAGCCAGTAGCAAGATACTCAATTCTGTTATAGATAACATCAGGATCGAAGCTGCCAAAACCATCGAACAAAAATAGATTCCATTTAGCAATTGTTGATTGATAAGCGGCTTCAAGTTCTTCTCTGTCATGTTCTCCTAAGTGTAGTGATTTGCCAAGGGCAGAAGACATTAAGCCAAGGGCTGTTCTTCTATTTGACTCTTCAAGTGCCACGTAGCCCACCTTTTCCCCTGCGGAGAGAAGGTTAGCTGCAAGTTCCCGGCAAAAGGATGATTTTCCTGTACCACTACCTGCAGTAATCGTTGTAAGCTCGCCATATCTGATCCCGTGCAATTTAGTCTGTAATCCGTGGAAAGGGTATTCATAGTCACAAGGTTTGTTTGGGGTTGTGATTAATTCTAATAAATTCTTACCTTCTACAATTCCATCAGGGCGGTAAGCTTTAGCGTCCCATATAGCTTTTCTAACTAACTCTGCTTGACCATCTTGTAAGGCCTCTGAGGCATCTTTATACGCCTCCATACGGGCGATCGTGACCTTGCCAGGTGGTAAGACGCTACACGCTGCTTCCGTAGCTTTACGGCCCTCCTCATCGTTATCGAAGAATAGGCATATCTCCTCGTAGCCTTGAAGAAGGGGAATTTGTTTTTGTATATCTTTCTTAGCCGCTGTAGCGCCGTGTGGAAGCGAGACCATCGGCCAATTTGGCATTGCCTCAAAACAGGATGCAGCATCTAATTCCCCTTCCGTGATGACGATTCTTCGTCCCGTGGAAGGAAATAAATGCTGACCAAATAGAGTATCTGTGCTAGTCCCTTCATATTTAAAGATTTTATCTTTGGTTTTTACTTTTGCACCCCGAAGCACTCCATCATTTGTGAAATAATAGAAGCGTAAGAGGTCTCCTTCTCTGTAGATCTTGTAGAACTGACAGGTTCTCTCAGAAATACATCGCTTTTTAAGTCTGGTTGCTTGACCTTGTAGGTGGACATGGTTCATTTTATGAGTGTGGTTAACTTCGTCACCACCTTCCCAGTGGCGACATACAAAACAGTAAGTGTGACCATCTGAGTAAATTGAATTAGCATCAGATGAGCCACAATGTAAACATGACTCATGTCTGAGAAACTCAGATAAGCCATTCGAGGGGGATGTTGACATAACTAGTCCAAGGGATATCGTGTTTATCACACCACTTGGCATAAGTAGTTTTTGATTTCTTATTTATTTTGTTGAAAGGTGCTTGAAAGACCATACGTAAATCAAGATAAGGATTATCTTTCTTTACTGCTAAGACCTTTCTTCTATCCTTGGCATCAAAATACCCTTTAGTTTCAAGTACCACACCGTTAGGTAAGATAAAGTCAGGAGTATAGTGATGCTGTATAACGTAAGCAAGTTTATGAGATTCATACTCAAAAGAAATACCAAGTCCAGAGAGCAAATCAGCGACTTGCTTCTCTAGACCTGATCTATATTTAGAAGTCATCCTCCTCATCAGTACTAGATGTAGCCTCTACATTTGGATCACCCACTTTGTAGCCTTGTGTGGTTCCAAATAAATTAGCTACTTCTGTAGCATTTAGGTCACCAGTATCCATGAAACCAGCTCCTCCAGCAGTTACTACCTGTACACCTACTAGTTTTAGTGCTGTACCATAAGTGACTTGATCCTTAAGGATATAAGCCTTTTGATAGAAAGCTAGTTTAACTGTACTTCCAGAGTAGATAGCTGTATCTAGATTAGTGATAGGCGTACCTTCTGTATCTACAATTGGAGGTTTACTATCTTCTTTCCAACTGAATTTAATTTTATACTTACCATCAGTTACTTCTTCCCAAGGTTCAGGCTTAAGTGTTGCCCTCTTGGGATTCTTTAGTTTGGAGTAAGCCCATTTCAGGTTATCTTCTCGCTCTTCATCTAAGGCAGTGATCATATCTTGATCAACTAAAGCCATCAATGAATAACCAAATTTAGAAGGTTTGAATATTGCCTGATAACCTTCTAGTACTACAGGCTCTAGTGTCTTGTGGATTGTTCGCATTAACAGAAAAAATATGTGGATTCAATTACTGAAGACGGTTCTAAGTCCCCAATAATCGGTGGTTCCTCTTTAGCTCCGATTTGTTGGGCAAAAGAGGTAAGGTAATCGTGCTCAGCAAAAAGATACATGTATGTCTCTCGGACCACTGAGGATAACTGAGACATGTCTGTAGCACGAGCAAGCACGCTATCGTGAATAAGGGCAAGTGGCGCATTGAATTTAACTGCAGATAAATGAAGTAGGCTAGCGTCTAGCGAATGAATTAAATTCGGAGCGGTAGCAGCTTTATGTCTACTAATATCTACTTTGTTTGTATCGTGAGTTGCAACTTCAAGTTGACAACGTCCTAAGAGTTGAAGATTTAAAGTTGTTACTTTCTTCTTCATTAGTTTTTGATGAACAATGAAACCAGAAGGAGTACACCATTCAAGTTCAGTTCTACCTCCTTTAATAGCTTTTGAAACTTCATCTTCAATCCATTTCATTACTTTCATAGGGCCAGGTACAACTCTATGCATGGCGTCTCTTACTGCTTTAACAGTTTGAGTTAAGTCGTCCTTATCTACTACTATATCTTTCTCCTTTAGTGCTTCTCTTATGTAAGCTCTATTACTGAAAGGTTTAGCATTATAAGGTACTGTCATCACTGTTCTTTTAACTACCTTCCTATCCATAAAAGGTTGAATTGTTTTAGGACAGTTAGGTTTAGCTGCTTCTGCTACAACAGCATAAGCATCTTGTGGTTTATCACTAGGTACTACATTGACTAATTGAGCAGTCTTCTTATCTCTAGCTAATCCAGCTAGTATCTGTAGACCACTACAAGTAGCATCTGTAGCTACCATCAGTCCTGTGTAGTTCCTATCACAAAGAATTACACAGTGATAGTACTCCTCACAAGCCGCTAAGAACTGCCAAGGTTCTTCAGCTCCTTCCCAATCAGGAAGACAACCAATAGGATCTTTAGCAATCCGACTTATGAGTGTGTAGTTATCTCTAGTCCAAGCAATACGCTCAGACATTGTTGATTTGTCAAGACCGTATGTAGTAGCTACTTGTATAGCTAACCACGTTTCAGCCTCTGGTGTCATGAATGCTTCTCTAGCAAACTTCAACAAACTCTTTCCAAAGTCTGTATCTTGAGGAGTAAGAAAGGCAGGTATTGGATAAGTCCTTCCCCTGTAGTCAAATGACCAAGGAATATAAAACTTACATACATCCTTAAATCTAGCTACTGCTTCCATTGTCATTCGTGTACGACAAGAACGTTTAAACTCTTGTGCATTCCGATTCATTGCTTCAGCAGCAGTCCTTCTATAAGCTTGTCTACTCTCCTTATTATCTGCAATATCTACAGGTTTAGGAGGTAGTTCATGTTCCATTATAGGTCGAAACTTTCCAACACCTATACCTCTCTCCATCAGTACCTCAGCTACCTCCACTACAAATGGATTCAGCGTGTAAGCAACCTTCTGGATTTGGTTTAGAAATGCCATGGGAGTCTCTCCCTGTATAAGGCAGTCATTGCCACGACGAACCAATTCATGCCCTCGCATCACCTCATTTAGGAGGTATCCGCCAGGCTGGTGATTAGTCCAATCGTTAGGTGGTATCAGCATCGGCCAGGTCAACGGACTGAATAATTCAGCGTTAGCCATGACCTCATCTTTGATGTCTAAGAATGCAGAAGTAGGTACTACATAAAGGGTAGTTTTTCTACCTACTCGTACCTGTGTCTTCTCAAACCAACCACTGCTTTCAAGGATACAATCCAATAACCAGCTACCAAGCTTGACTCTGTTTGAAGTTCCCCAAGCAGTCCATCTCTTTACTTCATACCGATTCATTAAAGTTTGAATGGATCGGATCTTCTGTTGAGTACCACAGGCTCTATGCCAATAGTTCTTTTTTAAGATGTTTAGTAGTCCAGGGGCATGTTCTTCGTAGTGTCTAAGCTGGCATTCATCTTCAACTGCATTACCTATAGCAACGCATACGTTGGTGACTTGATTGCTGTTATCTTTGTACCCAAATACCTTATCTAATGCAATCTTGCAAGCAATCGCAGCAGCAGCTAAAGGTTCAAGTCCAGTTAAATACTGTTGAATCTCTTTAAATGCTACTCCGTTCTTTCTTTCCTTTAGTCTTGTATGTGTGTCGTTAATTCGTTCAACAACTAAAGGTAATAAAGAATCAATTGTTGCAATACCGTAGACTGTGGCTGAAGAGTAATTCTTATTCTCTAAATTTAAGGTGTTATCACGTAGCCTCTTAAGTCCTTGCTTTATTTGATCTCTTTCTAGTTGAATCTGTTCTTCAATGAGATTCGGCTCTGGCATAGGCACTTGACCATTAGATTGATTAGATACGTAATTGCGACACTTACGATAGTGTATCCTTGTGATACAAAAGAGGGACTGGCTTTTGGGCCAATCCCCTGATAAATTAACTAGATGGGAGCGTGACGGAATTGGCAGACGTACTGGATTCAAAATCTAATGTAACGGAATATTACCCGTTAGATTGATTAGATTACCATGTATCTGATAACCGAACGCATAAGTCCTTCTAATTAAATGTTAGACATGGCTTCACGCCTTGCATTGTCAGTCGCCTTGGCATAAATCAAGGTTGTGTCAATTCTTGCGTGACCCATGAGCTGTTGAAGCGTGATAATTGGTGTACCAGCTTCTACGTGCCATGTAGCGAACGAATGGCGTAAGGTATGGAAACCATATCCTTCATCAAAATCAAGGAAGTTCTTGACCTTCATGAAAGCCCTTGAGAGTTCTGTTGGGTTTCCCCACTGATCTCCAAAGATAGCAACAGTTCGTTTAACACCATCTATTCTTCTACCTAACATCTCCACGATATGAGTGTGGATAGGTATAGAACGATAGTGGTTCGACTTGGTGCGGTTATCCTTACGGCCACCAACATGAATTAGGCCGCGACCTAAATCTACATCTTTAGCTTTAAGGTTGATGATCTCTCCTCTACGAAGTCCTGTATAAGCTGCAAAGTTAATTACATCCTTTAGGTCTTCACGTTGAAAAGGGTCTACTGCACAAGCAGCAAGTTGTGTTACATCAACCTTGGTGTAGTACTCAGGTTTCCCTTCTGACTCCTTCCTTCGTATAAACTTACATGATTGCCATGTAGGTAGTACCATCATTTGGGTGCCAAAGTTCAGAGGTTTAGAAACAGCTGAGATGATGCGATTGATGGTAGCGTTCGATTTACCTTCTTCTTCTAGTTCCAAAGAAACTTGAAGAACAGTTGGAGCTGTGATGTTAGAAACGGGGAACGATAAACCTCTCAATCTTGTGAAATGATTGGTGTTTATCTGTGCTGCCTGTCTACCTGCTCCATGACGCCAAGCATCATGATTAGCAAAACAGTAGTCAACAGCCTCTCCCCAAGTCGTAATAGACATGGTGGATAATGCAAAGAGTGATTAACTCACTTCATAACAACGTGCATCTTTTTTAAGACAAATATCATCATGAAGTAAGCGATTGATCTGTGTCAAAAGAGCCTTACCATTAGGCGTTAACCATAAAGTGTGGCGTCTTTTGTTTGATTGATCTACCTCCTTTCGTATTAAATTAAGTCCGGGCTTACCAAGTCTGTGTTTCCTTGATAACCAATCAGTATTCCTACTAGCACTAGCGCCTGTTAGTTCTAAATCTTCCATCATTGCTTGACTGTGACACCCGTTATGGGATGCAATGTATAAGTAACAACAAAGCACCTGAGCAGGTACTTCACGATCAAGCTCACGGAATATCTCTAGAACGTCTAGAAGGCGGGTTGTAGTAGAGCAGGTTACTTTTCGGTTTAATGGGTCCACGGTGTTGTGCCGGACAAGATAATACTAACGTAAAATTACCTAAGTGCAACCAAACGGTATCTTTTGTAACATACGTATAGGAAGCTTTGTAGTCGTCGATACCCAAGTAGACGTAATCACCTATTGATATCAGTTGCATTTACTCAATGATACCAGGCGTTGTAGCGGATGTTACCATCGTTGTATCGTCAATACGCTGTTCATTACATAACTGTAATAGTTCCACTTGATAAGGATGTTCTTGCACCTCTTTTATGAGTGTGGCTAAACGTCTTTCAAAGGTTGATGAGTTCATCGAGATCTTCTCGTCTAATTAGTTGGACTTGTTCGTCATCACAAATGGTCAGTTCGACCATGTTTTCATCTTCTAAAAGTTTGTCGATCTTCTTCTCTGCTGAAGCGTATTGCTTGTAGCTAAATTCTTTTACCTTTCCGGTAGAAGTTATAGCTCTGATGACACAGACATGAGAAGAAGATAATGACCAACCATGTATTTTCCAACGCATGAAGTCCTTGAATGTACATTCTTGGAACATTTCACTAGGTGCTTCTGCATATTCTTTCCAGTTGTTTGCAAAGTAAGGTTTCTTTTTACTCATCTTTAGTTATAGCCATAGTAATGAATCACCTTCAAAGTGATCTGTTTCGACTTGAGGATTGTCAAGTGCTACGTCTACTAACTCAAGTCCTTGATTACAAGCTTCTTCAGCTGCAATTTCAGCAGCTTCGTGATGCTCAGTAGCAAGGTAATAAATCTGTTCGTTGTTAGAAAACGTTGCGCGATAACGGCGCATATAGTCTGTTTGCACTTTAAGTCCTTTTGTGTTATGAGTGTGAATAAAGCTTTCTTTTTAAAGCCTTAAGTGCAGCCTTTGATTGCTGTATCTTTCGAGGGCTCTTCTTACCCTTATCCTTACGTTTACCGTCGGATGTCTTGTGTAATACTGATTGTTGCATTAATCATTAATGACTCCAAGTTGTGTGTGAGAGGGAGTGCGAATCCCTAAGGAAACCCACCCTTACGTAAGTGTAAGGGAAGGGCTAAGTTAGAAATTCAGTCAACCTTAGTTCCATAAGATTTTGCAACAAAGCTTGATGCCTTGCTGTAAGTTCCTTTGAGTGAATCAACTGCAGACTCAACACTTGGTTGTGCTTTGTCAACTACCCATCTCAAGTCCTTGCCTAACTCCCTAAGCTCATGATTGTTAATAGTCATGCGCTTCTTGAAGTCAGCCATTAGGTCTTGCATGCTGATGACGTTTACATCGGGCATGTCGGTTTTTACCAGGGTGATGGATTCAGAAGTCAGCTCAAGTCCTTGATTAGAAGGCTTGGCAGTTTGTTCAGTCATAGGTTTAACTTTTCTTATGGGTTTGGTTTTGGTTGTTGTCATAACAAAGTGGATTGATAAATCAACCCTATGGGTGAACAGTAAGGGATTGTTAAGATCCCAAAGCGGGCAATCGGAATCGAACCGATAACAACAGTTTGGAAGACTATAGTTTTACCTTTAAACTATGCCCGCAAAGAAGGCGCACACAATATGAGTGTGGCTTTAACTAATCAATTCAAGTCCTTGATGATTCGAGATACTCATTGAGATGAGTTACTATCTCTTTAGCGTAACGTTTAGTAGTCTCAGAATCTTTGGTGTGATTAGTAATGCTATCCATTGCACAGAATAGATTGCGTGCAAAGCGCATTACTTGATCAGCACTAACACCGTTAACCTCTACATGTCCATCCTCACTATCAACTAGCAAGGTGTCATTGCATTCTATATAGCAGACATTCATCACGTCTAAATAGAATTCGTAGTTGGTGTTTAGCTTGATCATTATGTAGCCTTTAAGTGTACAATTAAGGGAGTGAATCCCTAAGAAAACCCACCGCTTATTACTTAAGTGGAAGGGTTAGATTAGAGAATCAAAAGTGACGACTAAAGAAGTAGCCACCAACATCAGACATGGTGTAGTCATGACGTAGTTCGCAATCCCAAACAGCTTGCCAATCGATGTGATTGGATATAAAGTTAGGAAGGTTAGATTCAGATAGATAACCGCAGTCATCGCACAGTTGTTCAGTAAAGTCAGCAGCGCTGTCATATTGACCAGCGTATGCATCCTCGAACTGTTCAACAGTTTCAATGCCGTTGTCATCTAGTGTTTCCATGAACTTATCAAGATCCTCTTCACATGTATAAACATAGCTGCTCTCTTCGCAGATATACTGACGAAGATCAGACTTAGTTAATGTGCAGGTCATGATGTAAACAAACCTCTCTCAGTGAGAGGCAACGGTCTATATGAGAATTGAACTCATGACTCAAGCGTGACAAGCTTGCGTGATAACCACTTCACTAATAGACCAAAAGAAATAACCAACCAAGTCCTTGATGTGAACGTGGTTGGCTAAGTGTTATTACCTTAGTGTAAGGAATAAGAAGGAATTACCCTTCATTAGATGAACCACGTCTTTGATGTGACGTGATGCACCTAAGGAAAGGCAACACCAAAAAAGTTATTTAGTTGTCAAGGTTCGGGTGCGAAGGCGTCTTATAAAACCTGCGAAATAGTGAGCCTGGAGTCAGTGCCTGTAATCGCCAAAGGCGTAAGCCGGTTAACTCTCTCTTTATTTCGCTTCGTTATCTCGTTCTTCTTAATTACTGGTGTGTAAGGGAAAGAAGCCGTCTCTCTCCAGTACTCACGTAATATAGCACAGCTTGCTCGGTCTGTCAAGCAGGTTGTGCCACTTTGTTCAGCGTCCTACCCGTTGAGGTGGTTGGATCGCTGTTAATCCCATAACTTAGCAAAGATTGGGCTGGTTAGCAAGCAAGCTTAACGTTTTGAAATATAGTAAGGATGTATTGGTCAGTGTCCTATAGGTATTAATGCTGCTGAAACAAAGCTTAATGAAATGAAATAGTGAATAAAAAGGCCCCTCTATTTGAGGAGCCTGATGTAACTATTCAGTTGGTTCAATCTCCCGCTTCATCTCTTCAGTGATCTTGAGAACCTTGATGGTGTGTTCCTCAAGTGCCCTCATCATCCTTTCGTCTGATTGGGCTAACTCACGAAGAGCGGCGGTGAGCTGGTCAGCAATAACGCCCATAACGGGTTACGTTGCGTGGTACTTTCATATAATAGTTTACACTTACACTCTCGTAAGTATAACACTGTAGAATTGAAACAATCTGTAATGTAGTAAGGATGTATCAGTTGATGTGATGTGATATCATATCATTGATGATAGTTGATACGAATTCGTATCGCTTAGCTGGTGTGATATGACTTAATATCTGAATCGCACACAGATAGTTTGAGATTGATACGGGTGTGACACATAAAAAATTGGCACACACCACACAAATAATAAGTAATGAGCATTAGATATTCAATCTAAATCACCAATTAACGCCGTCAAGGCCCCCCCCCTTGGGGGTAATTCAAGCCCTTCTACACCGTATAACGACTTCAGAAAATTATATTATTTTTCCAACACCCATTCTTCCTTGAAAACCTTGTAATCCTCTAAGTACGGTGGAAACCATTGACAAACATTAACACAGTTACTCCAATTAACAGGACTAACACAGTTAACCACGACTACAGTAAAGAACGACCAAAGATTATACCAAGTATTGTACATCAGAAGGGAACAGGTAAACCTAACGACGCACCAGGGGTATCTACAAGGGCTCCAGGGACGCCTAAACTAGGGATAGGTAGTGATTCCTTAACTTGATCAATAAGACCCTGTTGGAGATCATTTAAAAGGATATCTTTATTAACGTAGACATACAGTCCACACGTAAGTACTGTTAGGGAGACACCAAAGGAGGCTACTGTTAGAACGTTGAAAAGTGTTTGCATAATTAAAAAGCTTTCTTTAATTTAATTGAGATGTGGATGTTTTGAATAAAGAGGGCCGTCATAGTCAACTACTTCTTCAGTAACTGGTTCTTTATCACTACGGAACATAACTTTATACATACTTCCGTCTGGTCGTTTATATTTAAAGTTATGATCGTGAGGAGTAAGTATACGTACCTCTACTAATATATCTAAACTATCCATACATACTCCTTAGTACTTATAACCGTTGAATCCTCTGTAAACACGTTGTTAAATCTCCAGTTAACTACTTATTTACCTGATTCTTTGTTATGCGCTTGTAGAGGGTAGTTAGAAGTGGTTCTTAGACGGATGTCCGAGTCTTTCAAAAGGATTGGGAAGAAAGGATGGACAAACAATAAGAAGAAGTGTGTCTTCCTTCAGGACGTACTTTCACAGTAATTTCATTCCCAGGAAATTCAGGAAAGGAGAAGTTTAAAATCTCCTTTACCTTCACAGAGAGGGGATCCACCCTTTCCCTTCCCTGTATAAGTCAGTCATTGCTCCAGTTACTCAACTGGCACATACCCAAGGTTTAGGTAATTTCAACCCTAAAGGCAGTATCCAACCCGTTTTCTTCTATTAGTTTATTACAAATCTCTGCAGTAACGTGGTAAGGGGTAAGGTATAATTTAGACATAAGTTTAACGTTACAAATGAGTGGTCTATCGTTATAGACACTACATTGATTATCACTATTTAACATTTCACAACTACCATCTTCTAACGCTTTGTAGGGGAACTTAGTAACTAGAAACTGTAGTAGTTCTGGTAGTTGATTTTTATTAGTAAGTAAAGTTCCTATTTGCTTACAACACAAACCACAAGAGGTACAAGGGAAGTCTTTCATACCCAAGTAGGAAGGGGTTTTCCACGTTCTAGACCTCTTGCTTTGTCTCTTTGTTCACGATTCATTCCAAGTACCAAATGATTAGCACTATTCTGTGGATTCTCTATGAAGTCCTCAAGCAAACTATTCCACTCCTCTCTTTTACGTTCCTTCACTGCATTAAAGGCAGAGATAGAAAGAGCGTCTGTGTAATACTTTACCCCTTGAGCGAGACAGTCGATTCTGTCGTCGTGTTTAACTGCTCCTTTTTCTCTACACATCCTAGACATCTGATAAAAGAGCATATACAGAAGTCTTTTTTCAGGAGGTGCGTCTTTATTTGAGTTGTAATCCCACTCAACAACAGACTTGTCAATAACAAGGCGATGTTGATTAAGAACAGGCTCAAGAGAATCAATGATTCTATCTTCCTTGCGAACGTTAGCGCGTGTCTCTTCAATATCTATGTGTTGTTGTGTTTGTTGTATGTGTTTTTTAAATAGTTCAGAGACTATACCGTCACCAAAGTTACTTTCAATAAGGAGTTTAGTAACTCCAAACTTCTTACAACCTCTCAGTATGTCTAACAGGGTAGCGTCCACGTACCCGTCTCTGTAAGCACGCATCTCATGCAAGTAGAGGAAGCCGTTTTTTTGACTAAGAAAGGCTGCTGCTGTTTCGTCCGTGCCTCTACCCGACGGATCAACCGAGCAGATTGTTTCGGAGTAAGGAGTCCATTCACCTCCGAGCTGCATTGGAGAATAAAAGTAATCTCCTGGGAGACCGACTGTGGGTAACTCTCGTATAACGTTACGAGGGTCGGCGCACCAAGTGACGGTATCGGGACAAGTGTCAGGATTGACACTGGTAACAATAAGGTCAGCCATTTTAAGGGGGAATTTTTCTGCATCGGATAAGCTCGTATCTAGTTGGAATTGCAGCATGTAGTTAGACCTACCCATTGCTGCTTCTCTTTCGAGTAGGTCTTCGTTGTCAAATCTGTCTGGGTCTGTTACATCCCATTCTTCTGCACCGTTATCAAGATCTTCTTGAATTTGAGGTGCTAAGAGTCCTTCATATTGACTAAGTTTGCCTTTTCTAGGGAATCTTGAGGGCCAGACAAAGGGCCGGTAGTTACGCTCAGCCAACTTACGATAAATAGTAAAAGTAGTCTGAGGAGTCCCGAGATACATAATACGGCTATCATCTTTTGGCGTGAGGATGGATTCAGCTTCAGTGCAAAGTTGAAGTAGTTTTTCACGCATCATCTCCGTCATTGAGTTACCAGGAACTTCGATGTCGTCCAGAATCATTAGGTCTGCCCGACTTCCGGTTAGCTGTCCAGTTATTCCTACGCTTTTTACGGATGGTGCTTGGTGTGGTGAACAGTTTACGTCGAAACTTATACGTGACCAGCGAGCTTCGTCTGACTTGGGTCTGAGATGATTCAACCATGGAGTTTCAATAATTAGTTTTTGCAAAAAGATAGACATGTTATCTGCTCTCTCTTTAGAGGCAGAGATGATCATTATTTTTCTTTCGGAATCTTTGAATAGAGTCCATAATACAAAAGCGCCAGTAATCCAACTTTTTCCAACCCCTCGGAAAGCTTGGATTTGAAGTCTTTTAGGTCCATATTGTAAGTAATCAGCGATGGAATATTGTGCCCGTGTAGGGGGTGGTAAGGATAGTTGTGTCCAAAGGGCTTGAAGGAATAGCTTGAAGTCGTCTTGTAGGGCAGTCAGGACATCATTCATGCTTCGTTAACGTTATTTGGTCCTTTAGCCACCCATTTATCTTCAACTTTTACTGGCATATAATCGTCACGGTAAGGTGCATGTTTACCGTGCGGACCTTTTGTACCGGGATGCTTTTTCTTTGTTTTACCCATGTTGTTTTAAATCTCCTGTAAGGGGGTTATAATTAGTTGTGTGATAGAATGTACCTAAATGTTATTTAGGGGGCCTTAGAGAGGCTCAAAGAGGTCTCTCAGAGCGTCCCTAAGTTCTCTTATCTCTTCAGTTGTATAGATAGTTCGTTTAGTGACCTTAAGAGGTCCAAATGTTGAAGGTGAAGGAGCAACTTTAAAGTGGTAGAAGTTATCCCCCTTTGCTCCCATATTTTGAGTTGAGATTGACATGTTACGTAAGTGGAAGGGTTAGGCAATATTTATAGAGTCCAAGCTCATACGCTCGATCATTGCTTGTGAATCAGGATTCAGCCGCTTTATGACATCTGGAGGTAGGTTTTGTAAGAATAAACTGAAGTTTTTCCAACCAGGAGAGGAAGGGTCGAAGATATTAAAGTCACTAGGTAGCGAACCTTTGAAAGGTTCAGGAAGGATGTCATACAACTCTCGTCCTCTATTAATGTTACTTAAACTATTAAAAGCCTTACCAGTTTGTTTATCAGCTATTTGTGCAATTCTTTCGATCCTATCAGCTACTTCTTCTGCAGTCATCTTTGTAACATCTAACTTCATTAACTTCTCTTTTAACACAGTACTGGCTGTATTGCCAAAATGTGCAAGTGTATGCGATTTATCCTCAAAAAAAGTAGTGAAGTTATCCTTAGCATCACCAAGAGTTCTACCATGTTTATCTCTTAATATAGTTTGAACATCAAATCCTTTTCCTAAATCCATATTATAGAAAGGTTCTGCAAAGGATTTCAACCAAGCATTGTGATGTACAGGTGTGTTAAACCCTTTGATAGAGATTGCCTGCTTAAGGCGACCAAAAAACAATTCTTGTTCATTAGATATACCTGTAGCTGAAAGTATATTGTCATACAACCTTGCAAGCATATCCTTATCGAAGAAAGTTTGAATGACAGAAGCCTTTGATCTAGTTAATTTAGTTATTGTCTTTTTTAATTTAGTGATAGCTAATGCTTCAACGCTACCGGGTTTAGCTTTGGATGGTAGTTCTGCTATTTGTGAGAGTATTTCATTTATACCTTCATCTAATTTATCAAGAAGGGGTACTCTTGCTTGAAGTACCTCAGTCCTTTCATCACCGTTACTGTGACCGTTCGTAGATCCATTAGCAGGTAGAAGTGGAAGTACTCCGTTAGACTTAACTTTGGCTGCTGGGTTACCACTTACTCCTAGACCTCCATTTGATGGGGTTGGATACCCAGATGAAGTAGCTCGATGGCGCCTAGTTATTTCTTGTAAATGTGCTCTATATGATGGATCTCGCCTTGCTAAGTTTGCATCAAAAGCCGTTCTTGCTGATGTTGAAGGTGTACTTCTAATAGCTAAAGAACTAGATTTATTATTAAGACCTCTTAGTGAACGTAGACCTTTTGGTAAAAATGGTAAGGCGAGAAGAGCAGCTTCATAAACCATTGGGTCTACGCCTGTCTTATCTGCTAGACCTTCAAGAAGTTCTGTTTGTTTTTCTCCTAGTAACTGATTTGGTGATTTATTTTCAAAATATGGGTTAGGTGGTAAATCGAATGGGAGCGGCTTTCTATTAAGTGGTGTTGCAGCTCCCAGAGGGGTATTCTCAAGTAAAAAATTTGTTATACCCAGGCTTGTTTGAACAAGAGGGTTATTAGTTATTTCCGATAACTTCTCTCGTATAGGTTGAGCTGTGCCATATCCCCAACGTTTAGAACGCTTAGCATATTCATCAGCTTCTCTCTTGGCTTTTAGTTCCTCTTCTTTGTAATTAGAAGGTAAGTTAGCTAGCATTTATCTACCCCCTTATCTTCAACCCATTACCAGGTGCATACTTCTTACCTTTCCTAGGTCGTGCTCTATTAGTAGAAGGACTCTCTAACTTCGCTTTATTAGGTCCAGTATGAGAGGCATCTTTACCGTCTCCATTTCCGTAAGTACCTAGTTTGTGATTAGCTCTGTTGGCTTTAACTCTTAACTCTTTACCCTTAGGTGTTTTGTTATAAGCTTTTTGTTGGGCTTTTCTATTCCCGTTCGCGTATCTTGCTGCCATACAATCTCCTTTGTACTAATTCGGGGTCTACTTTCGGCATAATGTCTGCCAACTTATGTAATGGATTTCCCTCGTAAGCGACTCCACTAATGTCATTCTTTACTAGCCAATCACAAGCAGCCTTTAGTTCGTGAGCCGTAGCTTCACCACTTCTGACTCTTTTAAGGAATTCTTCTGTGACTAGATTGTGTAGTTCATTAAATTGTTCTTCTGTAGCTTTCTTAGTCATTACGTTCCGGCTCTTTGGTCGGCTTTAATTTATTAAGTAGAGTTTGAATACTTTGGATTAAACTATTCTCCTTTAGTGGAGATAGTGCAATCAGTTCTGAAGCTAGGGCAATGATTACCCAAAATGCTGGTTCTGATAAAAATAATAGTTCCATTACTTAGTTTCCTTTGGTGTTTTAGATGTCTTTTTAGCAGGCTTAGGTGCTGGCTTTTTAGCCGCTTCCTTTGCAGCCTGTTCTCTTAGAATTGATAATGTACTCATTGTATTTTTGAAGGTTTTAATAAGGTTGAAATTGGTACGATGTTATTAGAGATATGCTTTTGATATTTGGGCAAGTAATCCTAGAAGTGCAAGGCTAGCTGAAACGACTGCTGCCGCTCCAAAGACCCACTTCTCTAGTCCTCTGATTCGATCACGTAAGTCTATTTGTTTTTCTTCTAGGCGTTCAATTTTAAGTGCTTGAACTACTAGCTGGGTTTCTTGTCGTCCATCTAGTGAAATTCCTTCAGTCATTTGTTTTTGTTAGTAAAGTGGATATCGGTATAACGTCGTAGCACATATGCTCGACTCTTGAACCTGGTCTAAAGGTGAACCCTTTCTGTTGTAGTTCTGCACATTTAAGTGCTCGTACTAACTCATAGTCAAGTTGCATCTTCTGCTCTTTTCTTTTAGCAATTGATTTACATCTATCGATAGTGGACCAATCCAAAGGGACCATAAAGTTAAGTTGAGCACCCCATTGGTTACTCTTTACATAGCTTTCATAGTCATGTGGTACTGAATCATTCCCCATATAAAATGGGGATAGAGTCATTGTTGGACCGTTACAAACAATCCCACTACCATATTGTTGTCTACTTGGTGCTCCATTATTTTGGAATTGCACCGCTTGATTGGTAACATTACCAGTAGCAGTACTCTCTGGTGCAGCATTGTTATATACATCCTCAGCTAAAGCTGGGCCTCCTACTGTGAGAAGACCGATAAGGAAGTAGTAGTAGCGTTTGTTGTGATTGTCCTGTCTATTTCTATGTGTTCCACAATTCCAGCTGGTCTGGTTACTGTCTCCAGTTGATACTGTTCTCCCGCTGTATGTACTGTGTAAGTTGTGCTGGTGTCGGTTATGTCGCCACTTGGAGTTACGTTGGTTCCTGACCAACTGTTGTAAGTACCGCCATAAACGTCTGTGTCTATTGTTTCTGTGACTACCTGAGTCGTAGTTGTTGTTGCTTGCATACTGCCTTGCGTGAAGGCTGGTGTTATTTGATTTGCTTGAGCTGCATTCGGCAGTATCAGTAATAGTGGGAATACCCATAGTTTAGTCATTCTTTTTTTTTCTCCTTACTGTTACCGTTGTTACCCTGCTGTAAACCAAAGGTTGCCAGGGCACCCGTAAAAATCGACGCAGGGAAAGTTATATCTTTGGGTGTTTGTTTACCTAATCCAGGTATTTCTATATAGTTAAGTGAAATGATAAATCCTGCCCAAACAACAACACCTAATCTTACAAAAGTAGACAGTATAAGTAGTTGTTCTTCTTTGTCATCCATGTCATCTTTTAGTTTACTCAGGAGGTTCTTGGCTTTCTCCGTCTGTTGTGTCTTTTCCAAGTTTCTTCTGAATACGTTTTACAACCTGCATTATTACAGGTTTAAGGATTTTAACTACTTGGTTAAATAGAGAAGTAGCTGTTAAAGTTGCTACTACTGAAACAATAGCAGTCATACCAGCAGCTACTACTATCTCTTCTTTAGGTACAGGTAGTTCGTGATCTATCCAAGGGATAGTAATCGTTTGTATTTCAGGTGGAGGAGGTGGTTCTTTCTCTTCTTTTACTTCCTCTTCCCCTTCCTCAGCAACACCTACAGGAGGTCTTAACTCACTTGGAGGGGCCAACATAGGTACATAGGATGGAGCCTCCGCACGTGGGATCTCAAGGACCGCTCGTGGCATATTAGGAGGTTCGGGTAATATTTGACTGGGTAGACTTATAGAAGGAAGGATAGGAGGATCTCCCATCACTCAGTAGGCCAATCCTTAATTGCTGCAGGGTTAACTACAGTTTCATATTGCTTAGGATCGAATGACTTATCATCTCCATCCTTCTTCTCTGTAGCTCCGTTATCAGCAGTACCTGCAATAGTTGCAGAAGCGGTGATAAGGGTACAAAGTTCATCAGTATCAGCACAAGCTGTGATCTGTGCTTCACGTTCACCACAGACTGTCCGTACAGCTGCACGGTAATCTTTAGTCTTTGTAGGAATTACAGTTGTAGCTTCAGCGTACCTAGTTACCAACCAATCAGTTGGTGCTAACAAAGCAGCAGCGTTTTTCTTTTGGTGTGCTATCCAAAGTACTTTAAGTTGATCTATATCTTTAGGGTTATTAACTCCCCAGTAGAACTTCTGGTTATAATATGGAACAACAGGATCTGCTTCTTCCGTAATACCAATAGCTTGTTTCTCTTTTAGCGAAGTTAACCTAAGCCAATTCCTGGGGTAATTAATGTTGTTGTGTGAGAATGCCCTGTCATAAACAAGGGTCTTTCCGTCAAGTTTTAGCATAGTTAATTATTCGTTTGTTTGAGCGTTAGCATATTTGAAGGCTTTATCACTAGTTGCTAACCAATAATAAGTAGTGCCGGAACCATTGTTAGTACTTGAATTCCTAATTTTAAATCCACCTGCTAGTGGATCAACGTCATCAGGATCAAAAGTAACTAAAGATGTTGGTGGATCAGAAGTACCAATTTTTAAAGTTGCTGGTGTTGCATTCATCCAGACTATAGGTCCATCAGCAGCAGCATTACCTTCATATTCACCTGACAGTATTTCTGTATCATCTAAGTTGAAAGAATTCAGTGCAAGAAAATCTGCAGCAGGACGATCTACCCCAGCATTGGTATAAGCAAAGGGACGTTGGCCAAAGTTTACAGTCCAAGAACCATTGTTATAATTATGAAATACTGGAGTCCAGTTACCAGTAAGTCCTGTCAATATAGCAGTTCCTGAATTTAAAATTGAACCATTTTTATAGAAATAAACTGATCCATTATCCCATGCACAACCTATTACATCCCCAGTAGTCCAACTGGACCCATAAGCTGAAGTGCCAGTACTGTCATAGTAATAGGCACCAGCAGTACTATACATAGAGAAGGCTTTATCGGTATCATAACCAGGGATCCCATTTGGAAAAGGGTAATCCTCTCTAGCCATTCCTATGGCAGAATAAGTTGATGAGATTAGTGTTTGAGTTGCCTCCCAATAGAATTTATCCGAAGACATGTACATAGTCGATCCACTACAATAATGTTGAGCACTACCACCACCAGTACCAAGTAGATTACCATTAGATAATGTTAAACCATTGCTTGTTAAGGGATTCAACGTCGCGTAATTGCCTACGCCATTCCCTTCGTCGTCATATGTAGATGGACTGTCAGCGAGAACATCGTTTCCTGCTCCTGCTGAAGTTGAAAAGTTATTAGCCGTAAAATCATTATCATTACCACTTGAATCTTCCCCTAAGTCTGATGTATTGTCGAACTTAAGGTGAAAACCGTTTGTACCGTGTGATCCACTAAATTCCTTCGGCACCCATTGATCAGTTGTTTCGTGAGTCAATCCGAATGAACTGGCGTCTAAAGCGGAGCCATCGACCATATGGACGTCAGCTAGGTATCCGTTAAAACTATTAGCATCACCTGAGTTGCTTGAGCCAGTAGCTTTACCTAATCTATGTTCAACTGCTGCATTAATACCAGTATTATCGTTTTCCCCAGGATTGTTTCGAGTATCAAAATCTTCTACTTGCGAACCATTGACATATAGTTTTATCCTATCATTAGCAGTCGAGTTTCCAGTATTCACTGCAACAACTATATGATACCATGCTGTCGGATCACGAAAAACTTGAGTAGTCTCTAGAAAGACACTATTCCCACTATTAATCCTAAGTTGATCATCTGACTCAAAGAAAACAGTAATTTGGTTAGTATCATTACTACCGTCTGGTCCACCGCTAAAGAAGAATTGAGTTGTACCTGGATTAGTCCGCTTCACCCAACCACTCCAACTCCAAGTGGTCCTATTACCGGCACTACTTGGGGTCCAACTCAAATAGGCCGAATCACCACTGTTGAACCTAAGCGAATTAGCCACTTCAATGGGTTCACCTGGATCAGCATCAGCACCTGAGGCACCCGCACGGATGCCATCATTAAATAGTACTGCCATTATGCTACCGCCAGTGTAGCTACCGCATGGATCTTATTAGCTGCAGCTACGATGTAATCAATACGGTCTACCGCTGCTGCAGTAGTTGTTAACGTTGGTGCAGTTCCACCAGCCCACTTCCAATCAGCATGATAGGCAAGTGTTCTAGATCCTGTACCATCTTGTGTGATAAAGATTGAACCACTTTGTCCTACAGTTTGGTTAGACGGTTGTCCTAGTGTTCTATTATCACCTAAGGTTACACTGAAGTTATTACTAGAGTCAAAATCAACAGCAATAGTTGCTGCATCAGTTAACGCTGTAATTGTTCCTCTTTGTGCTCCAGTCCAGGTTTGATCACTAGCTAGTAGTGCATCACCGTTACCAGTACCCTTAGCATCTAGCTGTGTTTGAATAGCAGATGTAACTCCATCTACATAATTCAATTCAGTTGTACTTAATGTAGCACCATCTAGTACTTCTACTTCTGTTGAAGTTAGTAGTGCTAAAGCTGCTGCTCCACCTGCCTGACAACTAGAAAGACTAGTTAAGTCAGCATCATAAGCTTGTACAGTAGTACCTACTTCATCTGCAATCTCTGCTACTACAAAAGCTGTGGTAGCTACTGCAGTGGTGTTATCTGAGACTGATTGAGTTGTAGCGATAGTACCTGTAGGTAATGTCGGTGTTCCAGTAAGTGTGGGGCTAGCAAGTGGTGCATAGTCTCCTAACTCTGTTTGTACAAAAGCTGTGGTAGCTATCTGTGTGGTGTTAGTAGATACTGCAGCTGTAGTAGAAGCTGGAGTACCAGTTAAGGTTGGACTAGCAAGTGGTGCATACCCAGGTACTGTAGGTGTACCAGTTAAGGTTGGACTAGCAAGTGGTGCATAGTCTCCTAACTCTGTTTGTACAAAAGCTGTTGTGGCTATTTGTGTTGTGTTTGTACTAGCACTAGCTGTTGGTGCAGCTGGAGTACCAGTTAAAGTCGGACTAGCAAGTGGTGCCCCTAAAGCAGTCGTTTGATAGTCTCCTAACTCTGTCTGTACATAAGCAGTAGTTGCAATCTGTGTTGTGTTGGTATCAGCTGCTGCTGTTGGTGCAGCCGGTGTTCCAGTAAACGTAGGGCTAGCTGAAAGAGTATATCTAGTTTCTGAATCAGTTACCCAATAACCTAACCAAGTAAATGTAGTAGCTGAATGATCATAACTAAATCGAGTAGCAATACCATCATCAAATGTTGGTGCTGAAGGAATACCAGATATAGTCATTGAAGTACTACCACCATCCGTAAATGATGTATAAGAATCAGAAATTCCTGTACTATCTGTTATTTCAAAGTATCCATCTTCAGAAAATGTAGTTGCTTCAAAAGCAGTTTTATCATCTTTAAGTGTATAAAGTACAGCATCAGAGACAGCAGCACTAGCTGCGTTAGCAGTAGTAACTGCAGCACTTGCACTGGTTGAGGCAGTGTTAGCAGTAGTGACCGCATTAGATGCATTCGTACTGGCTGTGTTAGCAGTTGTTACCGCAGAACTAGCGTTAGTACTGGCTGTAGTAGCTGTAGTTGATGCAGAAGTGGCTGTTGTACTGGCTGTGTTAGCAATACTAATGGCTGTGTTATAACCACCTTCACCGTCTGATTCTCTTGAGTTACTTAAAGCAGAAGTAGCTGTTGTACTTGCAGTGTTAGCTGTTGTTACTGCCGCACTAGCGTTAGTACTAGCTGTGTTTGCAGTAGTCTCAGCTGCATCAGCAGTGGCTTCAGCAGCGTCAGCTGTGACAACAGCAGCGTCAGCTGTGACTTCAGCTGCATCAGCTGTAACTACAGCCGCATCAGCAGTGGTAATAGCTGTAGCAGAGTCTGTAATAGCTGTAGCAGCATCGTTCTCTGCTTCTTGTGTTACATAAAGGTTTTGAGTGAAGTTATCATTTAAGTCAGAAGAACGTATAGCAGAACCTGGGTAGAAGGTAGCTGCTAGTCCTGCTGTATCTGTATTACGATAGATTTTAATGTTGTTTGTACCTGATTCAGGTACTTCACCTGTTACGAATTGAACTGATGTAGCAGTAGGGAATGTATAATGTGTGGTTACATCTTTGGTAACCCAGGCTGAACTTTCATAGACTTGTACTATGATGTCTGCCTGCTTAATATATGGGAATGTAAAATCAAAGGTAGTGGCTTGTGAGCCCGTACCGTTCTTTAAATGTTCAGTTGTAGCCATAATGCTATTTTTAGTTTAATTACTTAGTTATATCAATAATATCTAATATTTCATCAGTAGTTTCTCTTGCGCCTGTTATATCTCCTTTTTTAAGTTGTAGATCTCTCCTATTTTTGTAAGCGCCTTCAAGTGTTTGGGTTTCACCTGCTAAAGTACGTTTATAAGCTTCCCAAGCTGCTTTGCGTGCTTTACGGTGTAGATTATCTAATGCTACATGAACGACTGATTTCTCAATAGGGAATTCATTCTGTGTTAGATCTCCTCTACCTTTAACATACTCTTTCAGCTTTTTATCCCAATAACTTTTGGGATGCGTTCTCATTTCTTCAATACGTTCAGCCAGTGGATAATGTTCAGCTATCCAAGTATTAATCCATTGTTGTGCTTTTGGTTCAATAGGTTCACTGTTAAGTGGATTAGTTTGTAGTATCTGTAGGTTATCCCAACCTGTCTCTAATAACCATTGTCTCCAAGGTTCCGTACCTCCATTTGACTTAAAAGCAGGTAAGAAAGCATTAACTGCTGCAGTCAAAGGCTCATGGTATCTAATAGGTTCTCCAGTATATAGATCTACAGAATCTTTTAGAAACTCATCACCAGGAAAAAGGAATTTATTCTTGTTAGCTAATTGATGCAAGAATTCATTTTTAACATCTTTAATTTGTGGAGTAACTATATTATTAAGAATACTTCTAGCGCCTGCTCCTGGTAGCATTGAGTTTGCAGTATTAGCAAGGAACCTATTCCAAGCTGTTTCATCGTTAGATAGTAGACCTACTAAAGGTTCAAATCCACTTAAGAATGTAGCGTTAGTTAAATTCATACTAACTGCTACTGCCATTTTATTTAAAATGTCTTCCATAGGAGCTTGATCTATTCGTGTGCTGTGAAAAGCAGCATCTGCAGCAAGGCCCATGATCCCAGCGAAAGGTTCAAACCCTTTATATGAATGCCAAGTTCCAGTAAATGGGTTCTTTATATGTAAAGGTTTGAATCCCATCTTTTTAATCATCCTGTTTTTTTCAGCTGCATCTTGTGGACCGTTACCAGTTATTCCACCATTAACAGCTAATAGCATTACTCCAGCAATCAAACTAGAGCCCATTATTTGACGTCCAGTATGTTCTGATCTAAGTGCTTGAAGTGCTTCTAAACTGTATTCAGTTATTCCATGCTCAGCTAGCACTTCTTTAATTTCAAGTTGCGTCTTAGCTTTAAACAAACGTCCTGCCCTAGTTGCACCTTGATTGATGCGGCTGGTAGGAGTGAATGACCAAGCAAGTTCTACAGCATTAACACCAGTTCTTGGAAATAAGAAAATAGATTTAAGAATTGGGACACTGTCCATCATTACTTGTAAGGATTTTACAACTTCACTATCAAGGTTTAAGGCAACTTCACTTGTAGCAAACTTAGCTGCTTTATCAGTAAGTACTCCGTTAGCATCAAATGCCTCACTATATAGTTTCTTTTGCAGCTTTTCAAAGTCAGCCTTATTAAAAGCACCACTGGATTTATCAAATAGCTCTTGAAATGCATTAGCTCTAGCATTACCACTTGCCAGCATTGAGCCTGTAAAGCCGTCAATAGAATACATAGCATTAACGCCCCATCTAACAAGTGGGTTGTTATTCCAAATACTTGTCCATTGAGCAATGTTAGTTAAAGCTACCTTTCCATATTTACCTTCAGCTTTGAAACCTTCCTTCATTGAATTCATAACTTCTAAGCCTTCATCTGCTTTAAAGTTAAAGTCTGCACGTCCTCGTCTCATAGCTTCTTGTGGATTAGCTACCGCTAACTTCCAATCCTTCCACATAACCTTTCTAGCTCTATTGAGGTTTTCCATGATCCCCCCATAACTAGCTAAAGCACGTTTGAGTTCATATGATTGCAGCCCTTTTGCTGCTGAACCAACTAACATTGAAACAGGTTTAACTGTAATCACTGTAAAGTTACCAGTTAGTGCTCTAGCTGCTGACAATCCACTTAAGATTGAGTTATGCCTTACACCGTTTAATCCTTTAAGGATAAGACTAGGTACTTTAGGGTTTTGATCATAAATGCCTTTTAGAATAACACCTAAATTATCATCAGCATATCTAAAGAGTAGATCTAGTGTATGAACATCACCATCAGTAGCATCAAAAGCTTGCATAAAAGCCTGACGATATAGAGGATGATCCTTTGTTATTTCTTTTAAAGTTTGAATAGTTTCTCTTGCCTTCTCTTTGGATATCTTCATACCTGCTTCAAAGGCCTCTCTGTTCTCCTGTAACTTGATTGCTACTCTTGGGTTATCATTAATACTTTTAATCAGTTTCTTAGCCTCTAGAGTCCTTCCAGCGATAGACTGTGAAGCTCTAATTTCAGTAGCTAATAGTTCTAAGTTATCCCAAGCTATCTCCATTTGACGTGATACATCAAAGAACTCATCCATACCTCCAGCTACTCTTGCTGAATCAGATACTGTATTAGCAGCTTGTTCCACCATCAAAGCAGAAGCTCTGACGTTATTTGGATCAAACATGATATCAAAAGCTGATCTAAATGCTTTAGCTAAGACAACAAAACTTTCATCATCTAAGAACTTCTGACCTCTAATTACATCCTTCTTCATTGTAGCGAGATCCTTAGCAAAGGACTTCACATCTTGACCTAAGATATTAGTAGCTAAACTGTTAACTGCTTTAGCCATATCTTCTTCAGATATAGTCTTTAGATCAGCAAGTACAGCATCTAACTGCTTAGGCATATTCAAGAACAACTCATTAAGTATCTGTGCTCTTTCACCTCCATCCTTAGCTTGCATAAAAGCTTTTTGAAATGACTCAGTAACAGCAGGTGCTGCCCTTCCATTAATAGGTGGGTACTTCTTCATTGTTGCATGATCAACTACTGCTTCAATAGGATCTGCTTTAGGGTGAGGTATGGCTTTAGAGACTGGTGTAGCAGGTGTATGTATGAATGGGTCATAACCATTAACACCTGTAGAATCAGCTTCTAAACGTCTCAGAGCTTCTTCTGATTGAGCTTGTCCACGTAGATAGTTAGTTTGAGCTGATTCAGTGTATGCACCAGGAGGTGCTTCTAATACATCAGCTACTGTTAATTTACTTTGTTGTGCTCTTAGTTCAGTTAAAGCAATCCAATCAGGATCTTCAAGGTTTTTACTTTGTGCTATTTCTTCTGCAATATTAGGTCTAACTTCTAATATTTCATCTATCTGTTGTTCTACATCTCTTAGCGTAGGACTTTTAAGTGCTTCTGTTGTGATTTCTGTTTCCCTTGCAGCTCGCTTAGCTAGTAGTGCTTGTGCTTCATCTGTCTTAGGTAGAAACTTAGTACCTTTTAATGAATTAAATAAGATACCAAGAAGATCTACTCCTGCTGATAAGGATCCAGTTTCAAACATCTGCTTCCAGTATTTAACCTCTGGACTGTCAGTTGTTTTAGTAGCCCAAGGTACGTTCCAACCAAAGGTCTCATTCAATGTTGTAGCTAGTGTTTCATCAGTAGCAGAAGTAGAAGCAGTAGTTACTACTACATCAGCACCTAAATGGATGCCTAGTTCAGTAGCTAGTTTTGCTTTACCACTTAAACCCGCAAACCAAGGAGCAGTCTTAGCTGCACCTACAGCCAAACCACCACCCAAGATTGTAGGAATTGCAACACCAGATACCTTCCTTATGATTGCATGTAGAGGTTCATCTTCATTTATTGGATTAGATTTATCCCATTCATTCTTAAGGGTTGTGAATACCCCAGGTGTGATCGGCTCAGTCATAGTGCCTAACCCTAAAGCTGTATCAATTAGACCTTCTACTGTGCCTACTGTTATATCTTCAGCTATCTCAGCACTTTGTTGACGTTCTTCTTCAAAGTTTGGAGGCCAAGAATTACCATAGATATCCTTTGGTGCTTGCTGTTCCGCTTGTTGTAGTGCAGCTTCTGCAGCTTCTCTTTCACCAGGAACAAAGTCTGGACCTTGTTTACCTGTTGCTGAAGGTTGTAAAGCACTCTCTTGTTCTTGTGCTTCTATTTGTTGATTTAAAAATTCATCTTCTTGTCGAAGTGATTCTAAAATTGGATTATATGGATTAGTCATTTATATAACTCCTGCTAAACTACCTGAACCGTTGACACCAAATTCATAAAACTGGTCCATACCAAATGTATTTGGATTTCTTAGGTCTCCGCCTTGTAAACCTCCTGAGGCATATACTTCAAAGTGTAGATGTGATCCATAGCTACGCCCAGTATTACCTACTGTACCGATAACTTGATTAGCAGATATACGTGTACCAGTTTGAACAAACCTTTTATCTAGATGTAAGTATCTAGTCATAGTTCCGTCGTCATGTTTTATATAAACTGAGTTACCAGTAACAGCTCCAAAAGTAGATTCAATAACTACTCCACCTTGCTTCATAATGATTTGTGTACCTGTAGGCATTGCAATATCTTCACCGGCATGTTTATGAGTACCTCTATCTACCATCCAATCATCGCCTCCATATGAGGCCTGTTGTTCACTTGCTACAACTCTATATTGTGATGCTATTCTCAGATTAAAGTTCTTAGGGAATACCATTTTATCGTAAAGTGCACCAGCTTTGTGAGGGTCTACGTATATGCCTGGTCTAAAGGTTGGATCAGGTGTTGTAGAAGGAGCACTAGTTTGTTCTACACCTGCTGCACGTCTGGCTTTTTCTCTTGTTACTTCAGGTGATTCACCGTGTTTATGTGCATGTTCAACTACGTTCCTAAGTTTAGGTCTATCTGAGGTTTGGTTAAACAGCTCCTTTTGAGCGTCAGTCTGTTCAATAAGCCATGCAGGTGGTTTTATTTTTGACGCTTCCATTTGTGTCCTTAATATCCCCTGCCAGGTATCCTTTTTTGGAGTCACTGATAGTGCATCTTGAGCATGTTGAATGACATGACTAGGGACTTGGCTTGAGTGGGTAGTTAGTTCTATAATGTTCAATGTGCCATCACTCCAAAGACTATTAGGTATATATGGAAAGTTACTTCCATGTTTTTCAAATGCTTGAGCAACGGAGTTAACTTTAGTTTGTGTAGAACCCCTAGAACTATCAAATTCAGGAAAGGTTGCATCCATTGGAGTATCTCCATCAACAAACCTATAGATTCCAGTACGCTTTTTCTCATCAGGATCTGCAGTGCCAGCTTCCCACCTATCTTGAACATACTTTCTTGCTATTTCATCTGCTTTAACTTGTGGCATATGTGCTCTGTTTGCGTTATAGCTTCTGCTATAATCATTCATTAAAGCATTTATAATTCGTTGTTGATAAGGATGATCAGACAGCGGCTGTGATTTTACAAGTGCTCGATACTTACCAGTCATCTCAGATTTAAAACCATCGAATAAAGGTTTATCTCCGCTCTTCTGCCACTTTGTATATATCTCAGCCCACTTAGTTAGTTGTGATCCAGTTAGTCCTCTTTCTTTTAATTCTTGTATTGAAAGTGGAACACCAGTTCTTTCATATTCCTCTATTACGAATTTCTCTGCCTGGGTACTTTTACCTCGATTCCACATATGTAATTTGTCAGAGAACGCGTGGAGTTGACTGACAACTGCAAAGGGAAGATTAGGGTCACCAATTTTTTCCTGTATTAGCTCTTGTTGTTGCTCTGGTGTTAGACCAACCAATCTATCCGCGAAATCATTAATTTGTTGTGTATGTTTTGCATTACGTGTATTAATATCTAACCGAGCTTGACCTAACAAAACTCCTCTACGTTTATCTATAGCTACTTGGAATTGATTAATTAGCTCAGGTCTAATAACTTTCTTTCCATTTTGATCGTAGCTTTTTAAGTTTAAAATATAACTATAATGTTCTTCATTTAACCTTCCATCCCCAATTGCTTTGATAATGAAAGGTGTTATTCTTTTAAAATGAAGGTGAGCTGGTTGTGTTCCTTGCTTTGTAGCTATATGTTGTATTTCCTGTTGTAATTTATTGGATCTAATTAAACCTACTACACTTTCTGTTTCATTAATTAAAAAAGCGTCATGTGCTTGCTCTTCTCCTTTCCTAGCAAGCTTTTGAAACATCCCATTATATAGAGCTTCAAGGTTTCCCCTTGGATCATACTCTCTTCTAAAAGAGAGAGATAAATCTGATAAACCGTTAGATTCCTCAAACTTCTTAATAAGCTGTTCACCAACATGCCTTCTTTTTAAATTGTCTGGATATGCTTTTGATTCAAAGGCATCCCGATAAAGGACTCCATTTGCATCTTTTTCAAGCATCATCTTAGACAAGAATAACGGGAAGTTTCCCGATGCTTTCTGGAAAGCAAATATAAGACGGGCTGTACCATATACGCTATTTCTGTTTGCTAACTGGTTATACTGGCTATGAGTTATGCCAGCTTCCTTCATCCTTAATATATCTGCATGTGTATTAGCGGCCCATTGATCAGCTGTATATTGCTTATCTACTGCTTTTTGCATCGCTTGAGCAGTCAATCCTGTTGATACAATAGCATTAAGAGCTTGTTCTTTATCAAACTCTGTTCTTTTGTCAAGAGCTGTTTGTACATTCTTAGCTATAGAAGGTACTAAGCTTGCTAAATTATGAAGCGCTGCATTATTAATCTTAGCTTCTTGCTCAGCAAAGTCTGCTTTTAACTTTGCATTAGCAACACGTTGCTTTCTTTCAGCTTCTATGCTTTCTCTTCTAGCATTTTCAACTGCTTGTCTTCCATCCTTTTCTTTGGCTAATTTCTCCTTCCAAGCACTTAAGAACTTTTGATCACGTTCAGAAGTACTCGCCTTCTCTTCTTTTAGTAGGTCAACAAATTGCTTACCCCTTCTGTATTTAGCCGTAGCTTTATTAGGGGCTTGTATTGGACGGCCTAGTTGTCCCTCTCTCGCGTACGAACGGAATTCTGCCATTTATTCTAATTGTTAGTTTTTATTGTGGGTGGGTGGATTGAATTTATTTAATAATTTTGATTTCCCGGCCAGCCAGCTGCATTAGCGGCTGACTGCTGACCTCCTCCTGAACCTCCCCTATTATTTATTTGTGCGTTATAGGATGCAGCTGCTCCACTGATAGATGATATAGCTGAACCTGCTGCCTGCAGCGCTACACCTGCCGTCATGTTCGGTGCATTCGGTGGCATAGGTGGTTTATTTTCAGTTACATATGCATCAGGTATAATAACCTCTGGTGTGTAATAAGGTGCTGGGATTGGAGGTAGATCTGCATATGCTGGAGGTGGCGATAGACGACCACCCTCTGCTGACATATCAGCTCCATATTGATCGTGTTCAATTCTAAGTAGATTAGCTTGATTCTTCGCCTGAGCGCTAGTCATTGAGGCTGCTATCCCACGTTGTCCTAGTTCTGCAGTTGATTGTACGGATGCAGTTGAGGCTGCTATCCCACGTTGTCCTAGTTCTGCAGTTAATTGTGCGGATGCAGTTGAGGCTGCTATCCCACGTTGTCCTAGTTCTGCAGTTGATTGTACGGATGCAGTTGAGGCTGCTATCCCACGTTGTCCTAGTTCTGCAGTTGATTGTGTGAATTCAGCTAAGTTTCCTATCCTACCTAGTTTAACCTCTGCACCAAGACGTTTATAACCATACTGCTCAGTGTTCCTTTGTCTTTCTAGGTTAAACATTGAATCAGCTCTAGTAATGGAATCTACTAACGCAGCTTGTGCTAAACCAGCATTAGCTACAGCAGCTTGTCGGTTCTTTCTTGCTGTTCTACCAGCTTGACCCATTGCTCTAACTTTACCTTCATCTTGCATCCCTTTGATTCTGTTTTGTTGTTGATCAAAAGAAGTCTTTGCTCTGGCTTGCTGTTGCTTTAGGTTTAAACCTTGACGTTGAGAAGCAAATAAATCTCTTTGTTCTCCTAGTTGATTAGCTGCTTGAGTATAGTCAAATCCTAATTCTTGTAGTTTCTTTTCTGTATCTAAGGCTAAACCTTCACTTTTAAATCCTAATTCTTGTAGTTTTTTTTCTGTATCTAAGGCTATTTCTTCACTTTTAAATCCTAATTCTTGTAGTTTTTTTTCTGTATCTAAGGCTATTTCTTCACTTTTAAATCCTAATTCTTGTAGTTTTTTATCTGTATCTAAGATTAAACTTTCACTGTCAAAACCAATTTGTTGGATTTGTTCATCAAGCCAAAGTGATTGTTCATCTCTAGCAAGTGTTGCAGCTATAGCGTTGTAATCTACCTGCTGTGCAAACTGTTGTTCTGACTCATTAAAAGCATTTACTTCATTCTGGTAGTCATAATCCCTGATGTATAGCGCTTGATTATAACTGTCAAGAGCCATTTGATCTTGAAGATTAGCTGCAGTCTCATTGTTAACATTGGCTATATCAACTAAATATTGAGCGTAAGCTTCTCTTCTCTTTGTCTCTTCCCAATTCCACTCCCACTGCTCCTCCATTTGCTCTGCATAATCATCGGCTGCATCTTGTGCTGCATTAGCAGCTGTAATCTGCCCCCAAACATTAATGCCAGTTCCAACGGCTGCTGCTATAATAGGCCATGCCATATCTAAGTCCTCCTATAATAACGTGGTGAATAATTTCCTTCCCACATCATCGAATTAAGTGACACTGGAAATGGTGAGTTACTAAAAACTCTTAAGTCAAAGTTAGCTGTACGTTGATGTATGGGTAAAGTAAATACATGCTCTTCTGTCAGTGGGACATCATCAGCAAGATATTCATCAGCCTCTTGTACAGGCTGTACGTCATACCAAGTATCAGTTGTTATCTCTATTGACTGTGCAGGTGTAGTTACATTAGCCGCTGTAGAGGCGTCTGTAGGCGCTGTATCGAACGTAACTGTAGCTTGGGCATCTGTAGTCGTAACTGAATAATCAGCTGTTACAGCTCCATCTAGAGTTACCTTAATACCGTTCTCTTCCTTCAACGGAAAAGGTACAGTAAAAGCTGTAGTGGATCCGTCTCCAGTAAAGGTTGCTAGGTCTCCTCTAAATCCTTTACTCTTTAATTTAAAACCTACAACACTTGATAAACCTACTGCAAACTTTACTCTTGCAATTGTTAAATTAGCTGTATAATCTACTGTTGAATCTTGCCTTCTATAATATGTCTTAGGTATCTCAACATCATAGTTGTATTTATAACCTACTAAAATGTCTGTATAAGCTGTGTTAGTCTTTAGATCTTTACCAGCTACTGTGAAGTAATAAGGATCACTTCCACTTCTAGTTGGTGTAATAGTGAAACCTGAATCAGTTACACCTGAACCTTTAATAAGTAATACAGGTGTTAGTGAAGCCATATCATCATAAGGTATCTCTATCTGAGTATCCTTGTTGTCATTTACAAGTGTTACTTTTCCTGCTGCTGTAGGGTAAGCAAACATATCCATATGTGGATTCACCTGTGTACCATCATCAGTAACAAGAATATCTTCTGAAGTTGATTTACTGATACTTGATTTAAGTAAGATATAGTTAGTACCACTTTCAACAACTGTCCACATAACATCATTGTCAATAGTACAGTGTTGAATATTACCTGGCAGTTCCCATCTAAACCACGACTGCATCATCTGATCTTTTCCTATAGCATATACTCGATATAAATATAGTTTGTTAGATCCTTTACCGTAGACTCCTGTGATGGAGTTCTGTGGACTAGAAAGTAAACTATCTACTTCTTCTGGTATCCATTGAGATACTGCTCTACTGATATCTTGAATGATAGGACTCTCTTCAAAGCCTCTGGTTTGCATTCCAAAGATACGTGCATAACTAGGTGTCTTACTAACAAAGTTAATGTTAGTTCCCACGTCTACTGGATCTATATTAGTATCCATCTCATAGTTAGATATAGAACGAATAAGAGCAGTAGATGGTGTAAGGATCCCTTCAGTAGCAAACATAATGAATTGCTGATTCTTACTGAATAAGATCAAACCCTGTGCTGTAGGTATAACTCCATGCAAAACAGCTGGTCTAATACTTGAACAACTTAGGTCAATAGGATCTGAAGCTGTACTAGTTAAAGCTGATGTATAGTAGAAGTTATAGTAGTCAGCAGCTTGGCTGATTGAAACATTGTCATCAGTAAGAAAACCTAGTCTAGTGTTATAAAGGAAGGTTTGTTGTATTGTCTTTGTACCATCGGCAAAGGAAGGGTGTTCATTAGTAGCGTTATCACCAACTAATCTATCTTTCCATGTAATCTCCCTGAAGATAAAGCTATCTGTATCATCGTTGTACAGCTCATGAGGCATTGTAGAAGCTGTTAAACCTGCTGATATACCGGGATCTATTGTCTCTTCCCAGTATCCGGGTCCACTACCACTACCTGCTTCTGCTATAAATTTAGCCCAGTAGGAATCCTTATTAGAGATTGTATTGATGACTTTAACTAACCTACCGTGTGTGGATTGACTAGGTAGATCAGTTACATCATTAACTTGTTCTTGAAATACTTCTAAGTTATCGTTTCCTTGATCATCAATAGCTTCAATAGTGAAAGCTGAGGTAGAAGTTAATTCTATAGAAGCTGGTAATTGAGTTACAGTAGTATCTGCATCTGCATCTCCCCATCCACTTAAAGCTTTAATATTAGTAACTAGTTGAGTAAGGATAGTATCTGAATTCAAAACTTCAGTAGCAGATCCACCATCTTCCATAATAGTGATCTGATCTGTAGTCTCTGTACCATCTATCTTTACGTTGTACTTAGAACCATACTTCACATTAAGTAGTCGTATGGTTGCCTTCTTGTTAGCAGTATGAGTTGGTGCTGTTTGTGTTGTAACTACTGTAGTCTTATTGGTAATGATTGTCGTATCTTGTACCGTAAGAATGTCGTAGTTTAAATTAGGTGTGTCTGAAGAACCTGTAGCAGGTTGTAGATAGTTCTGATGTGATGCTGTGGTATATGTAATAGTACAAGCTGCACCTGTAGTTGCATTCCAAACAGCTATGTTGCCTGGACTACCAGTACTAATTCTGCCTATGTACTGTTCATCTCCATCTCTATGGATATAAAACCACTTAGCATTAGTTAGTGCTGAAGAAGCTAAAGTCTTAATAAACTTAGTTCCTGGTCTCTTCATTAATCCAAAGGTAGGATCAGGGAATGCATTAAGACACTCTCTTACTTGACCAGGTTGTTTCTTACTATCTATTTGTTTTGAAACCCCACCTAAATAGGTAGGGATTAATTGAGTTACTGCTGTCATTAGCGATATAATGCGTGGTAAGGTTGATAGCTGTTGTAGTAGTTCTGACCTGTAGGATGTCCAAAGAAGGTGTAATCACCTTGGTTACATTCATACTCCAAAGCTACAGCTCTACATTGAACTTCCTTTTGTTGAAGTACTGCATATTGAGTCTGATCTCCTACAATACGACTAGAGACAAGAGTAGCTGCTCTAGAGACAATGTAATCTTGTATAGGTACAGGTAAATCTACCCAGTCAATATGATATACAATATCTAATTTAATATCAGCACTAGCTGCATCTGTTATTTCATAGGTATGCTTATACCTATCGTATAGCTTACCATTTCGTCTAACTACACTTTTATTATAGTTAGTACTGTTATGTGTTAGGTCAACTTGTAGCATGTTATTTGGAATTACATACTGTTTGTTTGAATCTGTTTGTTTAGTTACTTCAAACTCAGTATTAAAAGTCCAGCCTTCTGCCTGTACTTCTCGTGACACTCTAATTAAAGTGTCATATGCAATCGCAACGTCCGGGTTGGTTTGATCGAGGGTAGTTACAGGCGCTTGACCAACTGACGCTAGTATTTCGTTGACTGCGGGTAATTCTTGTGTAGCGTTAGTGGTAGGAATTGGCATAGTTAATATATGTGAATAAAAAAAAGGGAGCCCGAAGACTCCCCATGAATGTAAGTAGATAAACTATTTTATATTTAAGCGTTAGCTGGATATGTAGTACCGAATGCAGCATCAGCGCTTGCACCTGCATACAGCTCAACAGCTGCAGCTGGATTCAAGAAGTCTGCACCACAGGCAAGTCGCCCAAGGATTACGTCTCCTTGATATACAACTGAGATATCTCCACTAGTAACTTGTACTTGTGGACCAATTGCTTCAACAACACCGGCTGCTTCCTTTTGGAAGATCAAACCACATGACTTACTGAAGTCAGTTGAGTTACCGTAGTTGTTGTTGATACCAGTTACACTTGCACGTCCATCTTCATTACCAACTTCAACGAAGTCACCAATGTTACCAGGAGAAGCAACGTTAGCATCTGTAGTTCCACCAGTAGTACCGTACTTAGTACCGTAGTTACCTAGGAATGGGATGTTCATTGACTTGTAGATCTTGATACCTGCAATTTCAACAATGCCGTTTCCTTTTTGACGGGAAGTACCTTGTGCATCGCGATTAACAAGACCGTTATCTCCAACCTGTTGAATCAGTTCGTAGTACTGACGTGGGTTTAGTACACCTACACGCCCATCAGAACTGATACCCTTTTCATCAAGAGCAGCTGCTGCATCATAGAATGCATTAACAAGTGCCGATGCATCATAAGCATCAGAGTGAGCAGTAGTAGTACCTACACGTACTTGTGTTCCACCTGGCTCAACGAAGTTAGTCATAGAAACAGCAGAAGCTTGACGTGCGCCTTTAGCAATTGCACGGAAGATTAAGCGGTCATACTTCTCAGCTAGAGCATAACCGATCTTACGGCTAATCTCTGACCTTAGGTCGTAATGAGCAAGTGTCTCATCGAGTTCGTATAGAAACGCTGAACTGATAAGTAGATCATCAATTGTGATCGTCTTCTCAGCTACTGGAGGTGCCTTCTCGTCATTACCGAGAATGGATTGACCAGGTACATGGTACTCAGCCGTTGTACGTCCAGTGTAAATGAACTGCAAAGATTTGCCGTTCTTTAGTGTACGCTTCATGACTAGGTCACGAGCGATAGTGTTGCGTTGGAATCCTTTGAACATCTCTCCGCTAAACAGCTTGAGATATAAGGCGCGGGAATCCGCAGCGCCATTACTAGAACCCGGCCTCGTTAGATCGGCGAGAGGTTCATTACTATTTTGATGTGCCATTATTAATTGAAAGAATTAATGTATTGTTTACTTTCTTACACGTGTAATGTTTTGATCAGTTTGTTTGTGGTCTTTCCCACCGTCTAGACGGCAAAAGGTGTCCCCGTAGGGGCTAATGCCAATGAAAGGAGAGTCCGACTCTGAGGTGCTCTCCCTCCTATTCACTTCTTAGGCTTCTCTTTTGGCTCCGGTGATGGAGCTAGGGGAACTGGATGTGCAGGATTCCCTTTACT